CAGTTGGTGGCGCAGGTCTCGTACAGAAGGCGTATGACCGTCTTCTCGAGTTCGCTCTCCGTTCAGAACCACTACTTCGTTCTGTCGCAGATAAGCGTCCTGCCCGTCAAGCAATCCCAGGTTCAACCGTAGTGCTACAGCGCTATGTTGATTTGGATGCAAAAACTTCAACACTAACAGAGACAACTGACCCAGATGCAGTTGCTCTAACAACTCCGACATCAGTAACCATTACTCTTAACGAGTATGGTAATGCTGTCCTAGTAACCCGTGCTCTTGAGCTATTCTCACTAGCAGACGTAGACCCAGCTATTGCAAACATCATTGCATACAACCTTGCTGATTCTATCGACCAGGTTGTTTCAACAACACTAACTGGCGGAACTAACGTAATCTACAGCGGAAGCACTGCTACCAGCACTGCTACAATTACTGCTGCTTCAACAATTGATTCAGCAGACATCCGTAAAGCTGTTGCTAAACTCCGTGCTAATAAGGCCAAGGCTCGCCGTGGTTCTTACTACTGGTGCGGAATCCACCCAGAAGTTTCCCACGACCTGCGTGCAGAGTCTGGAAACCTAGGCTGGAACTTTGCTCACATTAACTCTGACCCAGCCGTTAATAACGTATGGGCAGGAGAAATTGGCGACTACGAAGGAGCATTCTTTGTTGAGTCTTCTCGTTTGCCAAGCGCTAAGGCTGGCGCAGACCAGACCGCACTAACAACTGCTGCTGCAGTTAGCGGTGTTTCTGGTGCGTTCACTATCGTAGCAGCAAATGGCGCCTTCGGTGGCCGTGCTGAAGTCGGAGATAAAATCTCTGGAACTAACGTAGGTGCAAGCGCTAAGATTACAGCAATCTCTGTAGGTGCAACAAACACTACATTTACAGTTGACGTTGCTAACTCTGGAACTGTTGGAACAAACACTCTTACAGTAACTCCAGTAACACGCGTATTTGATACTATCCTCTGCGGACAGCAAGCACTTGCTGAGGCTGTTGCAGAAGAGCCACACATTGTTATCGGAAACGTAACCGATAAGTTGATGCGCTTCCGCCCAATGGGCTGGTACGGCGTACTCGGCTTTGCACGTTATCGTGAAGAAGCACTGTATCGTATCGAATCAGGCTCCTCAATCGCAGCTCTCTAGTTGATTGACTCTGAAGGGTAGGCCTAGAAACCTACCCCTTGGGGTGAGTTCATTAGGAGGACTTATGACCGAATATATCTTCACAACCCCCACGGCTGAAGAGGGTCCTGCTGGTGGTGGACGACTGTTTTACTTTTATAAACTTGACAGAGGTATTACAATAGTACTAAAGCCAACTGGTGGGTACGCACAAATTCGATATCCTGTTGATGGAGATTTAGCTAGTTACCCACAAGTCTATGAAGGTGGCTACAACCACATAGTAGATGATGCCACAAAGGCAGCGCTTATCGCTGGTGGAGTTGGTGTCACAGAAAGTAACTTTACAGCAATATGAAACATTGGGAACATCACCCTGAGCCAGTTGAGGGATGCTTTGGCTGCAAGGGTTTAAGTTTACAGATGAACACTGGTGATGCACATAGCCAAAGGTCTATGCCAACTAAAGCATTTAATAAAGAATTGGATGCCTACAAGGCTGCAAGAGCCCAAGGTATTCAGCCCGCTGGAACTTCTATGAAGAAGATTCAAGAGGCAGTAAAGGCTAGTGAGATATTGGGTAAACCATATGACTCTAGCAAGATGGCACCAGCAAAACATATAACCAAAAAATCAGCAGCAGTACTAAATCAACTAGGAGCATAATATGCCAATGGTAGGCGATAAGAAATTCCCATATACAGCAAAGGGTAAGAAAGCAGCAAAGATGTACGCTAAGGCCGAAAAGATGGAAGGCAAAGCAATGATGATGAAGATGTCAAAGAAGAAGGCTGCACCTAAGAAGAAAGCCGCAATGAAGAAGATGGGCAAGAAGAAGTAATTATGGCAAAGAAAAAAAATTACGCAGAAAACCTTTTTAAAGAAGGTAGCGAGTTGTTTAACTCCTGGCGTAAAGCCTTTGATGCTTCTGCTGACTACCGTCCAGGAGCAGATGCTCGTGCTGCTAAAGCAAATAAAGAACAAAGAGCAGCACAAGGTCAGTTCCTTGGTGCTTTGTTACAAGGTCGCCAGTATGACAAAAAGGGCGCTATGAAGAAAGGTAAGAAGTAATGGCTAAAAAGAAAACAGGTAAAAGCAATCTTGGTCCTGAAATGGCTAAGAAAGCATACGAAAGAACACTTGCTGGCGTGCCAGGAAATAAACTTGGTCCTTATGTTCCCGATTGGAATCCAAAACCAACAGGCCCAGAAAGAGCAATACCAGCCTGGGATGATGATAAGCCAGGCCAAGTAAAAGTAATTAAAAAGAAAAATACTCCTAAGCCTGGAGCAACCCGTATCGGTACCCTTGGTACTGGTCGTGGTGCTGTTGGTGGTTTAGGCGGCGGTTTGATGGATGTCAATAAGTAATGTCATCAGGACAATTGAAACCGCACCGCGGTTTTAACTCCGTGCAAATCAAAGACGGATACGTGGTGCGGTTAAACAAGAATGGAACAGTAAGAGCAACACTGGGTAAATACGGACAATATGGAAAGAAGGAAAAATAATGGGTCTACTTTTAAGCCATGGTGACACTCCTGGCAATTACAGACGTAGGAAAGAAAAGCAAGCAAGTGCAAAACTTCGTAGCCGCCAAAAGTTTGATGACCAATCTGGGGTAGAAAAAATATATCGCTGGTTGACTAAGCCAAGGCCTTATTACCAGAATCCATTTACAGGTGAAAAAGTTCCATCACCTTGGGATGAGAATCGAAAGTAATGTCATCAGGACAATATAAGCAAGACCCAAGGCTTAAGAGAGCAGGCGTATCAGGTTTCAATAAACCTAAACGCACACCTAGCCACCCAAAGAAGTCACACATTGTTGTGGCTAAAGAAGGCAGCCAAGTAAAGACTATTCGCTTCGGCGAACAAGGTGCTAAGACTGCTGGCAAACCAAAGGCTGGCGAAGGCGACAAGATGAAGAAGAAGCGTGCATCATTTAAGGCACGCCACTCAAAGAACATTGCCAAAGGAAAGATGTCTGCTGCTTACTGGGCAGATAAGGTGAAGTGGTAATGTCATACACCAAGCCTGAGTTAAGAGAACGCATTAAGAACAAAGTAATGGCTGGCACTAAAGGTGGCAAGGCAGGACAATGGTCTGCTCGTAAAGCTCAGATTGTAGCACAAGAATATAAGAAAGCTGGAGGCGGTTACTCAGGTAGCAAGACCAGCAAGCAGAAGTCCTTATCTAAATGGACTAAAGAAAAATGGGGAACTAAATCTGGTAAGCCTAGCACCCAAGGCAAAGAAGCTACTGGTGAAAGATATCTTCCTAAGAAAGCACGCGAAGCTTTATCAAGCAGTGAGTATGCTGCTACTAGCAAAGCAAAGCGTGAAGGTATGAAAAAAGGCAAACAGTTTGTCAAACAACCCAAGTCAATCGCAAAGAAAACGGCAAGGTATAGATAATGGCGACAGGCACAGCAGGTAGTTCATTTACAAGCGAACTAAATCGCTTAGCAAATAGTGGGACATATCCAGTATTGACTTCATACTTGGCTGCCACTGGTGCTGCCAACCAATATGCAGGGACAACAGGTAAGGCACTCATTGGTGCACTGAACCTAGAAGCAGATGCTAATCGTCAGCCTAATGACTTCAAGGCTCTTGGCGGTATCTGTAATGAACTAGCAGGAACAACAGACTTATCACCTACTGACGCCTTAAGGAGCATTAACCTGTGACAACACTTAGCGAAATGATTGATGAGACTTTAATCAATCTATCAGGTTATACCTATCTGCAAGATAGAAGTACCTACCTAACCTCAGCAGTAACTACTCTTACTTCCCCTAGCTCATCTCCTACCGTGCTAAGCCTAGGCTCTACTGACTCAGTAGGCAAGGGCATCATTGAAGTAGGCGAAGAGTTAATGTGGGTTGATTCCTTTGACCGCGTTGCTAACACAGCAACCATTGCGCCATATGGTCGTGGCTACCTAGGCACTACTGCCTCAACTGCTGCTGTTGATACCAAGGTTACTATCTCCCCAATCTTCCCACGCTATGTAATCAAGCGTGCTATCAATGATACAATCCGTGCCATGGGCACACAGCTTCTTATTGTAGACCAGACTACCTTTACATACAACTCAGCTATTACAACCTATGAGCTAAGTGATGGTAGTGGTAACCCACTTAATATTGAGAACATCCTAACTATGTCTTGGCAGGATATTGGCCCAAGCAAAGAGTGGATAAATGTTCGTCGTTATACCTTTGACCCAAAGGCTGAATCTGGAACTTGGGGTGCAAACGCACAGACAGTTACCATTGGAGATTACATTACCTCAGGACGTACAGTCAAGGTTAACTATGTCAAACAGCCATCAGCCTTCACAGCTTCTAACCAAGTCTTTACTACTCAGACAGGATACCCTGAAACAGCAAGAGATGTGGTAATCCTTGGTACAGCATACAGACTTCTAACCTACCTTGACCCAGCACGTGCTTCTCAGATTAGCCCACAGGCTGATGAGATTGATGCTAAGCGTCCGTTCGGCTCAGCCAACACAGCAGTGCGACAAATATTTTCACTTTATCAACAAAGACTTAGAGAAGAGATACAAGCCTTCCAGGGTCAGTACCCAACCCGAGTTCACTACAGCCGATAGGAACATAAATGACAACACGCCAATACTCGTCCCGTAGCCAGCAGTCAACACTGACTAGTGCTATTACCTCAGGTGCTAATACTATGACTGTAGTATCAGGCACTGGTCTGCTAGGTGGTGTCACTATCCCTGCAGGCAGAACATTTACATTAGTTATAGATGTAGATACTGCTCTTGAAGAAATCGTAGATGCTACGGCGGTATCTACTAATACCTTTACAATTACCAGAGCCATTGATGGCTCATCTGCACAAGCACACTCAGCAGGTGCAGTAGTAAGACATATGGCTATCGGTAGAGATTACCGCGATGCCAACCTACACGCAGAGGCTGATGCTTCTTACAATGATGGTGGCGGTAGCGCCCATACAATGCACGGCATTGGCTCAGGTGAGGGTGTAGTAGTAGGAACTCTTAAGACCCAGACTCTGACCAACAAGACTCTTACAGCCCCAACAATTTCTGACCCAGTATTTACTGGAACACCAACTGCTCCTTCTTCTATCGTCTTTGAAGGAACTAACGCAGACCCTTATGAAACTACCCTGACAGTAACAGAGCCTACTCAGGATAATACAATCACCCTGCCTAATACAACAGGTACTGTAGTCATTGCCAACGCAGTCCAGACCCTAACCAACAAGACTATGGGCGATGCCCTTAATGCTGGTGGCTTTAGGATTACTAATATTGCTACACCAGTAGATGCCAATGATGCTGTCAATAAAACCTTTGCTGATGCTCAGGTTGCTGCTGCAGCCACGTCGGCTGCCAGTGCCGCTACAAGTGCCTCTAGCGCGGCTACAAGCGCCTCTAGCGCCCTTACTAGCGCCAACAGTGCATCTTCCTCAGCCTCGGCTGCTGCTACCTCTGCAGCCAGCGCATCTACTTCTGCCTCATCGGCTTTAACTTCGGCTAATAGCGCAGCGACTTCTGCTTCTACTATGGCAGCCAGCGTTGCTGCTGCTCAGGCTTCAGAGACTGCTGCTGCTACCAGCGCTACAAGCGCTGCTGCTTCAGCCACTGCAGCCGCTACATCAGCCACTAGCGCAGCCGCTTCTGCTACGGCAGCGGCTACTTCTGCTACTAGCGCTGCAGCATCGGCTACTGCCGCTGCTACTTCTGCTACATCATCTGCAACAAGTGCTACTGCATCGGCTACATCAGCCAGTGCTGCTGCTACTTCGGCAACTTCGGCAGCAGCCTCAGCAACGGCTGCAGCAACTAGCGCTACATCTGCAGCGGCATCTGCTACCGCAGCAGCCACATCAGCAACATCTGCTGCTGCTAGTTATGACCAGTTTGATGATAGGTATCTAGGTAGCAAGTCAGCAGACCCTACTTTAGACAATGATGGTGGAGCACTATTAACTGGTGCTCTTTACTTTAATGATGTGCTTGATGCTATGAAGGTTTACAACGGCGCATCTTGGGATTTAGTAGCCCCTGATACATCTAACTTTATTGACAAAGCAATCCTTACAGCCAAAGGTAGTCTTATCTCAGCAAGCGGAGCCTCAACTCCTGTGGCTCTTGCTGCTGCTGCTACCAATGGCTATGTACTAACAATTTCATCTGCAACAACTACTGGTCTGGCTTGGGCTGAAGTAGATACACAATCAATTGAAGTTAAAACCCTTATGGGCGTTTTACTCTAGGAAAGGAATACAGTAACTAATGGCTGTAACATCTAAAGTCCTCTTTAGGGGGGCTGCTGCAACAACTAGCACAACACTCTATACAACTCCTGCTACTGCTACTGCGGTAGTAACTAACATCGGAGTAACCAATACTACGACTGGCGCAGTGACTGCATCTATATTACTTGACGATGTGGCTATACTATCTAGCGTGGCAGTTGATGCTGCAACTACTATCTTTGTGGATTTAAAGCAGGTTGTAGATGCCAGTGATACCATCAAAGGCTCTGCTTCAACTACTGCTGTTAACTTTCACATTAGCGGAGTGGAGATAGTCTAATGACAATTTCGCAATTTCCTATACCAGAAGGCGGTATTCCTACAGGTAATACGGCGGGTAGACCAGCCAGCCCATCTATTGGCGATGTTTATTATAATGGACAGTTATCTATTCTTGAAATTTATACTGGTACTGCTTGGGTGCCTTGTTCTGCTCCCGCAGCATCGCCAACACTTTCAGTAGCCGATGTTGGTACTAGCAGGGCTTATGGTTCTGCCCAAGGTACGGTAACTATTACTCAAGGAACTTCTGGCGGCCCTGCTGATTCATTTATAATTTCTGCATCTACTGGTGGATATACAGCAACTACAACTGGAACTACGGTTACTATTACTGTTGGCGACAGTGGTTCTTGGACATTTACTGGTCAAGGTGTAAATAATTTTGGAACTAGCGTTGCAGGCCCCGCCACTTCTGCAACACTTACAACTGTTCCACAGGCTCCTACTATCGGAACTGCTACAACATCAGGAGCAACTACTGATGTTACAGTTGCTTGGACATTAGGAAATAATGGTGGTAAAAATCTTTCTGCTATTACTATTACTCCATTTCTTAATGGAACAACTGCTGAAACTGCTCGTACAGCAGCAACTACAAGTTCTACTTCATACACATTTACAGAAGGTCAGTTAACTGGTGGTTCTTCTTATACTTTTAAGGTAAAAGCAACTAACGCAAACGGAACTTCTGCTGACTCAACTGCTTCCAACTCTGTAACTGTGCCAAATTTTTTTACAGTTGATTATTTAGTAGTCGCAGGCGGAGGCGGCGGGGGAGATGAATATTACGGCGGTGGAGGTGGTGGCGGTGGTTATCGCTGCACCGTAACGGCAACAGGTGGAGGTGGTTCATTAGAATCAGCGCTTAGTTTGTCTCCTGGCACTAATTACTCAGTAGAAGTTGGCGCTGGTGGTCCTCGCCAAGCAGGCAATAGAGGTGGTAATGGTGGCAGTTCTATTTTTAGCACTATCACTTCTACTGGCGGCGGCGGAGGAGGCGGCTTTGGCCAAAATGGCGCTGGTGCTTCTGGTGGTTCAGGCGGTGGTGGCAATGGTGGTAATGCTACAAAAACTGGCGGTGGTAATACTGCTAACCAAGGTTACGCTGGAGGTAATGGCGCTACATCGGGCAATGGATACGCCGTTGGTGGCGGTGGTGGAGGCGCATCAGCAGTAGGCGCTAATGCTGATGGTGGTGCTAATTCTGGAAAAGGCGCTGCTGGCAATGGTGGCAATGGTGTTGCAACATCTATTACTGGTTCATCTAACACTTATGGTGGAGGTGGCGGTGGCGGTAATGGAGATAACTCGGGAACCACAGGAGGAACTGCAGGTACTGGCGGAACTGGTGGTGGCGGTAGAGGCGGTTTAGTTAACCCAAATAATGACCCAATAGCAGGAACTGCTAACACTGGTGGTGGAGGCGGTGGAGCAGGTGGTTATTCTGAAGACAGTAAAGCAGGCGGAAGCGGTGTAATTATTTTACGTTATCCAGATACTAAAACAATTACTTTTGGTGCTGGTGTAACTGGTACAGAAAGTGCTGCAAGCGGAGGTTACAAACGTGCTACCATTACTGCTGGTAGCGGAAATGTGAGTTGGTCATAATGGCACATTATGCTTTTTTAGATAAAAATAATATAGTCACTCAAGTCATTGTGGGTGTTGACGAAAATGAATTAATTGACGGAAAAACCCCTGAACAATGGTATGGAGAATTTAAGAATCAACCGTGTAAACGTACCTCTTATAATACTATTGCAAACAAATATGAAGGTAATGGCATTCCTTTTAGAGGAAATTTTGCTGGCGTTGGATATAAATATGATGAAAATTTTGATGTATTTATTCCACCCCAACCATATTCTAATTGGAAATTAAATTACGCAACTTTTTCTTGGGAACCACCTATTGTTAGACCTGCAGATATTGAAGGTTATGTATGGAGATGGTCTGAACCAAATCAAGAATGGGTAAAAATACCTACAACACAAGAATAAAAGAATAGAGGGGACAATGATACAAAAACAAGAGACAGTAGCCATCGGCTGGTGCGATAACGGCACTACCGATGGTAAGTTTACCGAAGGACTAATGACAGCAGTCATTGCTGGTCCTAACAATGGTATGCGCTTTACTACATCTATCCGTGTTCAGGGTAATCAGATAGGCAGACAACGCCAGATACTCTTTGACTACTGGGCAGATAAACTAAAGACAGACTGGATACTATGGGTAGATTCAGACATAGTATTAAACCTAGAGGCTATGCAGAAACTCTGGCAGACAGCCGATAAGATTAATCGCCCTGTAGTTAGTGGTGTTTACTTCATATCTAAGGAGAATGAGGGCAGTCTAATGCGCCCATTTCCTGTCTTGTTTGATGATGTAGATGAATTCCAAGTGCGCTATCACCACCCATTACCTGATAACCAAGTCATCAAGTGTGACTCAGCAGGCTTTGGTTTTGTCCTAATGCATAAGTCTATTGTTCCTAAGATGCGAGAAGCATATCCAGGTCAGTCTATGTTTATGGAACGCGGTGATGCTGATGATAGTAAGTTTGTCGGCGAAGATATTATCTTCTTCCGCCGTATGAAGAAGGCAGGCATACCACTACACGCCCATACTGGGGCGCTAGTAAAGCATATGAAACGCTTTAGCGTTGACTATGACTACTATGCATTGTATTGGTCTAATGAACATTTAAAGAGTAAACTCAAGGAGCAACAAGTTCAAGAGTAATGTCTTAAGTAATCAATGGCTGATTGGAGGTACTCAGGGTTATCCTTGAAGTACCCCAGTCCAGCATTACACTGAACGCAAAGCAAGCCTCTTGGTTGTAGGGTTGTATGGTTATGGTCACAAGACCAATCCGATAGACCAGGTTTATCTGTTTTGCAAATAGCACACCGATTGTTTTGTTGGCCTACTAGAAGATTATATCTTTCTATATCCCACCCAGGGTTTCTTTTTTTATTTTGAGCCCTGATAATATCTTTATTGTTTGCCCTATATTTTGTTTTATATGCTTGCAAGCATTCTTTACACCTAGATTCTAAACCGCTCTTACGGTTTTTTCTAGGATAAAAACTATCTTTTGTTTTGGTTTGTTTACAACCAGGACAGGTTTTCACTATGGCAGTATGGCACAAGCATTAGGCTTTGTCAAAGATTATGGAGGTGCATCATCGCTGGGAGAGATATTACAGAAGGTCGCTCTACTAGAGCGATTGCTGTTGACGTAGGTGTAGTTGCTACTGATTCTATCTGGCAGAACACCGATGTAGCTTATGATGTAGCTATTGGTGGCATGCCATTTATCTATGCTATCAGTGACGCTAATCCTTACATACGTCAGACTGCTCCATATAGAAAAGAACAGTTTGATAATCAGACAGAACCAGGTGAGCAGTCACTCACTGGTTGGTGGCTTCGTAGCCAGTCTTCCTTTCACGAGGGGACTGGCATTAACTTCTATGACCCAGGACTTATTCCAGGGGAAGGTACATCTCGCTTTGCCGATAGCAAAGGTGTAGATGTATGGACAGAAGGACAAGTAACCCTTCTTAAAGATAGCACTCAAGGGCACATTACAACAGGTTCTATTGCATCTAATGGTCGTCCTTCCCAATATATTCGCTCTATTCAATACAGCGGAACTAATGCTGTTCTATTGCTTGATGAATTTGATGTAGATAAAATTGATACTAGCGGAACTGTTACTCATTTTATTGACTATAACTCTGGTACCGATGACCAAGTTTATGCTATCTGCGATGATGGCACTCATGCTTATTGGGTAACCAATGATACTGGTCCGTCAGGTAAACTAGAAGTAAATAGAAAACCGCTCACAGGTAATTCGTCTACATCTGCTACTGTTATGTTTACTGCCAATGGCATTACTGTAACCAATGCGGTAATGGAGTTTGTTAAAGAGCGTATTGTTATGTGCGCCAACAACGCTGTCTATGAGTTTACAACAGCAGCATCTTCTTTGCCTGCAGCAGTCTATACACATCCAGCAACTACTCACGTTTATACCAGTATTACAGCCTCGGGTGCAGCCATCTATGTCTCTGGCTACAATGGTATTCAGTCTACTATTCAGAAGTTTACACTTACTACAGCAGGTGCTATGCCTAGCCTAACCTCAGCGGTAGTAGCAGCAGAACTACCAGTTGGTGAGATAGTCCATAGAATTTATTATTATCTAGGGTATATGGCTATTGGCACTAACAAAGGTATTCGTATTGCCACAGTCAATGACCAAGATGGTTCTATTACATATGGTCCGATAATAGTTGAAGCAACTCAGCCTTGCTATGACTTTGCTGCAAGAGACCATTACATATGGTGTGCTACTGGTGTAGATGGTGCTCCAGGGGTTATCCGTATAGATTTAAGCACCGAGTTAGAGACGTTACGTTTTGCTTATGCTAATGATTTATATTATACTGGCGGTGTAACTGGTCATCAAACTACAGGTTGTGCTTTCCTTGGTGATACTAATCGCCTAGCATATTGCACTACCTTTGCATCATCTGCTGATGGATATGTCTATTCAGAGTCAGCATCTACTTTGATTACTAATGGATATCTACAAACAGGTTACATCAGATACAACACATTGGAGCCTAAGAACTTTAAGCGTCTATTAGGACGCGGTGAGTTTACCTATGGCTCTATGACTTTAGAAACTGTAGCTGCAGACGGCACTGAGTTTGATATTATTAGTTATGATGCATCAGTTCCACCAGTAGAAGTAACTACTAGCCAGCCAGCTGGCGCCCAAGAATATGTAGCCTATAAGTTTATTCTTTATAGAGATGGCACAGATAGCACCAAGGGTCCTATCTTTAAAGGCTATCAAGCTAAGGCTACAATCGCTACTCCGCGTCAAAGAGTAATTAGATTTCCCGTCTATTGTTTTGACGTGGAGACAGACAGGTACAATGTCATAGTGGGACACGAGGGCAGAGCCCGAGAAAGAATCGATACCCTAGAAGCTATCGAAGAAAATGGTGACATTGTTACTTGGCAAGATTTAACCACTGGCGAATCTCGTCAGGTTGCTATAGAACAAATCACTTTCACTCGCATGACTCCACCAGATAGAGGGTTTACTGGCTATGGAGGAATGCTAACTATGACTGTAAGGACTGTGTAATGACACCTACTGAATGGGCTGGCCTAGCCGTAGCCGTATTTACTTTGATTGCTGGATTTGCTGGCGCTGTACGCTGGATGGTCAAGCATTATCTATACGAACTCCGCCCTAATGGTGGCTCTAGCCTTAAGGATAAGGTTAATTTACTAGAAGAAAAAGTAGAGTTACTGACTGAACTAGTCAAGGAAGCATTGAGGAAATGAATGAAACCTGTAGCCAAAGTAGCGTCACCTGCTGCTATTGCTGTGCTCCGTCAAGCGACAGCGTTGTTTCCGAAGCGCAAGAAACTGTCAGACGGGTTGTT